CCTCTACCGCATTTTCTCTAATAACGATTTTTGGCTTTTCTTGATTTTTTCCCTCACCAATAAGATGTCCAACAACTTTTAAATCAATTTTTGTTTTATAAGTACGCTCTTCTTCTCCCATCGAACTAATATTATTCTCTTGAACAAAATCCTGTTGTACAAAAGCATCAAACCTGTGACCATCTCTTTTAACGACAACAAAATTAATCCCGCCAGGCGTTGTTATAAATGGAGTCACAAGATCATTCATTTGTTCTTGGTATTCTGTGCGCAAAGTTATTGAATACATGACATCAACATAAACTGGCATGGGTATTGTAATAGTTTCGTAAACAACTTTTTTATTTTTTCTCGGAGAATTAGCTTGTTTAGGTCCAGAATTTGTGTTTAATCTATACGAATCGGCATTAGCAAAATTTGAAGTTTTATCTTGATTAATTCTTCGCGCAATCGTTAGTGATCCACCTTTATAATCATTAGCTGGATGTACATTTCCCCATGCAGTACCTTTGCTGAGCGGATTTTTTGTCATTGATGTACGATCAATCGTAATTAAAGGCATTTTTAATGTTTCAAATTTATCGTGTAGTTCTTTGTTTTGTTTCATCTGAAAGGCACGTTCTGGTGAGACCCATAATATTGGCACTTTTTTAAAGGCCTCGTTGGTTTTGGTAAAAATATTTAAATTATCAACCCAATCGTGTACAGCAAAGTCTACTGTTTCTATGGTGGAAGGCATAAAAGGAATTTCACGAAGTGGAACGTTACCCTCTACAACTCTCTTTATGTTAGGTGTTTCTCCAACTTTATATCCTTTAGCCATATTGTTTTTCCCTTATTTGCTATTAAATAGACCGTTGCGGGCCTTAAGACATTTAGCAACTATCTCCATCTTGTGTTGTGCTTGACCAAATATTTGTTTAGGCTCATTCAATGTCATAATCTCAAAAAATTCTTCACCGTAACTAATAAAATCTCCGGCGCGCACAAACATATCTTGATCGTCTGTTAATCTCCTCTTGTGGAAGTGTATGGTAATTGAAGGTCGTTTATCAATTCCAAAATTATCCGTTGTTGTAGTATGCCCTTCCCAATCAATTAATGCAAATATTCTAATAGGTGGCAAAAATGTTTTTTCTATAGCTTCGCCATACAAAGGGTGAAAATTAGTGTGCATTATATCTATTGGATAATAAAGAACTTGTTGGCCAATTACGCGCTCGATAAGTTCATCATTAACTTGTTTAACAAGATCTCGCTCCTTTTTACCAAGAAATAAAGGGGGCGGCGGCTGTGCTGGCTGTGACCATTCATTATTTGCCATTTTTCATCATCCTACATAGACACTCAAAGGTATTCTCGTTTGTAATTTATTAACAGAATCCATTGTTGATGCATCAATTTCTGCAAGTTTTGAATATAATAGATCATCAAGCGTTGTTTTTAATTCTTCTCTTAGCTTCTCTTGTTCCTCTTTCCCTTGAGATAACAAATCTGCGCCATTTAATGTAACAGATTCGCCTGGAATTGGAATAGTAGTAAATTTATTTCGGATATTCCCTAACACTTCCTTACTCAATGCTAGTGCAAATCTTCTAATCCATTGTTTGCCAATTGAATTAATTTTTCTATATGGAATATTTTCAAATGGCAAAGTATTCATATTATTAATACCGTCAACACCGGCGTTGCCGCGTGAAGTGTCTGAATTCCATGGGTCTTCCTCAACATAAAATTCTATCCAGAACTTATTTGGACTTGAGGTTACGGGGACAGGAAATAACTTTAATTTATTATTTTTTATCTCATATGAATAATGAGAATTCCTTGTCCATATAGCATCTTCAAATGCCATGGCTTGAGCCTTGTTTTGCCATGCAGGTATTAATTCAAAAGTAGAATCATCAGCATATTGGCCATAGCTGGCCAAATCACCAACAGTATTTAGCCCTCCATAATAGCCATAAAACCTCCACATTGCATGAGGAGTTTTATAATAAACTTTTGTAACATGAATTCTTTTATCTCCCACTCTATTATAATGCGGAAAAGCAGTGTTGTCACTGTCAGCAGCTGAAGAAGAAATTAGTGTTTGTAAATCATATTCTTGTTCATTGACTGTAGTATCAAATGATGCTGAGTATATATTCTTTTCTCCGCCGAATCCGGCGCGAGAAGATACTGCTCTCGCAACTTTTTGTGCATACGTAAAATCAACTCTAGGAAATTTAAGCTCTACATTTGCGCCAGATAACGCATTTCCAGTTTCAAGCTGCCCATGTTGATTGAACGAGCCAGTTGACGCTCCCAAAAAGCTAGAAAGAGAATTCTTTGCCTGATGTATGTTGACGATATAAGAATATTCTAGTACTGCCTCTTCATAAGTGGCATATACGTTTCCCTCTGTTAGCTCAATATCTAATACATCTCCACCTAACTTTTTATAAGTATAGGCAACTTGATCTACGGCACCAGAAAGGAAAGCGTGCGAACCAGTGTATAGCCCCATTGCAAATGGAAGCGATCCTGTGACATTGCCGTGACTTCCAGTGATTGGTAATGTTATCGCGCTTGTTGTCCGCGCGGGCGTTAAAGTTGGACGAGCCATTCATTTAGTTCTCCTCCCTATAATTAGTTGCCCATGCTTTAAAAAATCATATTTAGTTTTTCTTTGGAGATTTTCTTTTTATAGTTTTTTTTCTTGTGGCCTTCTTTTTCAAATCTGGCGATTTTTTTCGGGCCGAATTTTTGGCGGATTCCAATTTTGGCTTTTGTTCAAATATAGCAGATTTGTCAATTTCTTTTGCTGCAACTTTAGAAGCTTTTTCAGCGGCTTTTTCTTCTTTAACTTCGATAGCTATGCTAGCTACTTCTTTTATCGCTGCTCTTATCTTTGCAAATTTTGCTGCAAACTTCTTTGCAAATTTTGGACTAAATGCGCGGCGTTTTTTCTTTCCCATGTTATCTCCTTTTGTTATATTATATAACACTGTATTGGAGATTTTAAGAAAAAAAACCCCCCGACCGATTAAGGAGGGGGGTTTGAGAAACAAAATAAACTAAAAGTTTATTTATTAGGCGTTAATCGCTGTGTCGGTAAAGTGAGTTGCCAAAGTTGGGTCATCCTTCTCGCTGATTAAATCACCGCTATAGATAACCTTGTCGGCAACACCTGGATACCAGAAATCTAATACTGTTCCACCAGTTCCACCAGCTTTAGCTACTGTATCTAAGTCGAACTCCACTCTCAAAAAGCCATCGCCAGTATCGGCAATTGCTGTTGCAACATCTGTGGGAGCGTTTGCCTCGTTGGTATCGCCAAGTGCAGTTGCGCCACCTTGAATTACGCTTGTGACAAAACCCACATAAAGCTTATCTAAACAAGCTATACCAAGCACTACCTTAATATGCATTCCGCCATTTTTTGTGGTTGCTTCCGGCAATCTAATGTAATTTGTATCTGCCATAGCGACATTTACTAAAATAGTAGTGTCGCCGGTCAGAGCACTGTAGTCCTTGTTGCCAACCGCAGTGATATACTTAAAATTATTTTTCTTTATTATAGTAGAATTAGCAGTGCCACCGCCGGTGAAATCAACCGATCTCTTTAAATTCTGCAATAATGCTTGTGTCCTCGCAAGCCCAACTCTTTTCGCCATGTTAGAAACCCTCCCTTGGCTTTTCGCCATTTATAATCATGATTAGGCATTTGCCGCAGTAGTTGAGAAATGACCCGTCAATGTTGGATCGTCAATTTCACTGATCAAAGATCCTCTGTAAAGAATCACATTTGCAACACCTGGATACCAGAAATTCAGGACTGAGCCACCTGTACCACCAGCAGCTGCAACAGTGTCTAGATTAAACCGAACACTGTTAAAGCTATCGCCTGCATCGGCAATTGCCGTTGCGATATCTGTGGGAGCGTTTGCCTCGTTGGTATCACCAATTGCAGTTGCGCCGCCTTGAATTACGCTTGTGACAAAACCCACAGCGAAATCATCGGCTACAGCGATACCGAATATCACTTTAAGATTCATTCCGCCATTTTTTGTGGTTGCTTCAGGCAATAGAATATATGTTCCGTCTGCCTTGGCCGCATTAATCAGAATAGTGGTGTCGCCATCCAGCGCAGTGTAATCATGACTACCAGCCGCCGTAGTAATATACTTAAAATTATTTTTCTTTATTATAGTAGAATTAGCAGTGCCACCACCAGTGAAATCAACCGATCTCTTTAAATTCTGCAATAATGCTTGCGTCCTCGCAAGTCCAACTCTTTTTGTACCCATGTTAGAAACCCTCCCTTGGCTTTTCGCCATTTATAATCATGTCCACATTCCATTACGAAATGGAGATGGGTCGCAATGCCCACCCAATAACAAGGTAACAAATCTTTCGATTCTGCTTATAAATAGTACCCAGACAAAAGAAAGCGCCGGTCTCTCGAAAGAAAACTTAAGAGATCGTTTTTTTAAAGTCGATTTAGTATAGTTCATAGGTAAATGGTTTTCAAGCAAAAGAAAACCCCGGCTTCTCAAAAGAAACCGGGGTTGGCTTAAAGTTAATATAACTTTTAGCTAGTGGCGCCACTCTCACCAAGCAGTCCGCGTACAATAACTACACCGTACATATCGGGACGTACCATTTTCTTGGCATATCGAGTCATGACACCCTTGCGGGGCACGAAATCTTCCACACCAAAAATAGTGGGCGTAACCTGTAGTGGTACGTAAGGTGAATATACATAGCCACTTTCAAGGAAGCTATTGCCTTTACGCCCAACTAGGACAAGATTACGCGGGAAGTAGGGATCAACATATACATCCCACTTTTTACTGAGGTTGCCAGTTTTGACAGCCCCAACAGTGCCTTTGTCACTGTCAGCAGTGACATTGGCGCGGAAACCGCTAGTGAACTCAAGAACATTAGCAACTTCCGGAGAAGTGACAACAAAGTTTGCACCACCTCTCAAAGTTTTACGATGAATCTGAGCTGATACATCATTAATAGTCTCAGCTAGAGTTTCATACCACTCTGAAACAGTGCCTGTGAAATCGGGAGCCGCACTTGAGGCGCCAACTTCTTTACCAGTGTCGCGCCTGAGGAACATGCCAGGGGAGCGAGACCAGTAATATGTAGCCGCTTTTGCGCCCTTAAGGAGGTCCTCAAGAATCTCACGGTCGATTTCGAGAGCAATTTGCTCAGAAAGAATTGATGTAAGCTCAACTTCAGCATCCAAATTATGGTAAGCATTAAGATCTTGACCAAGCTCTGGAGTCCACTTAGCTTTAAGCTTTTTGGTCATCGCCGTGATAGACACTGAGTCGACTTTAATGTCGATTTCAGGAATTTCAGTCGCTTTTTCCAAGCCCCAGCCAGTATCAGCAACAACTGCACCAAGCGCATTGGTGCCAGCAGACAAACGAGTGGTGCTGAAAGGATCTTTAATAGCATGCGTAAATGCGGTTTGACCTTTATAAAGATCTCCAAGGACTTTAGCACTTTCAGAGCCAGTAGCCGCATGTACAACGAGGTAATATCCAGAGGTTACAGGATCTACTTGAGTTAGCCTTCGAATCATGTTACCGTTGCCGTCGCCACTAGCGCCAGTGGTGTAAAGAGTAACCAAGTTTTCTGTATTAAGATTGCTCCAACCAGAATCGGTTGCAGATATACGACCAACTGCAACAACCGTTCCAGAAAGATCTACATCAAAACGAGTTAGTCGACCCAAGTCTTCGTAACCAGAGGTGAAATTATGACGATTAAGTTTGTCGCTATAATCTGTGCCCGCGGTGCCGGAGCACACAAGCGTAACATCAACGGTTGAAGAGCCGGTAGGCGAAGCATAACCATTTGAAAGGTTATAGAAACCAGAATCCTGACGAGAAGTGTTATTTCCTTCTGCATCAGATAGACTGACACCACCGGTGATTTCTTGGCCCACACGTTGGCCACCATAGATAGATTTATCAACTTCTGCTCCTGCCGCACCTTTGCTTCCAGGTGGGCTTGCGAAAGTGAAGTCCAAGAAGAAGATGAGGCCTGACGGCAAGCTCATCGGCTGGACGCTTACAAGATCGTTAGCAATCAATCCGCCGAATACACGACGCACAATTGGAAACGCTACTGCTGCAAAACCTTCAACGTCTCCGCCAGTCGATAGTGTACTAGCTTCGCGAAGAAGTTCTTTTGCTTGATTTTCGAGCAATCTCGCCATAGTGTGGCGACTATGCTCATTTTCTAAACCTTCAAGG